CACCATTACCGCCGTCTGATCCAGCAAGGGGTGTTCCAGCCGACACGGATGCACCGGCGGTTCCTCCTGCTGCAATCGTGACAGTTACCGTTCCAGCAAGTTCTGTTGCCTTGAACCATCCATTGACTACGCCGCCTGCCCCTCCGCCGCATCCACCGATGTGATAGTTGCCAGATGCCGTACCCCTCGCCCCCGATGCTCCGCCGCCGCCGCCACCAAGGGCAAGAACGTAAACGGCAACCTTCCCTGCTGGCTTTACCCACGAGCCGCTGCTTGTAAATTCTTGAACGTCTGCACCAGCAGCGGCTGCGGTTGCCCAGACTGGAATTCCAGCCGTTCCAACCGAGAGGATTTGATTGGCTGTTCCAATTCCAAGTCGAGTGATGGTTGCCGACCCGCTTGCGTAAAGTAAGTCGCCAGCAGCCGTCGCGGTGTTCTTTGGAATCGCTGTGCCGGCAAGGTCATAGGCTGACTTGACGCTGTTCGGCGTAGCCGCCGTTGTGGTCGAGGTAGACGAGGTTGAGTCAATCAGCGTCGTGACGCCGTAGACGTCGCTGGTTGCCGCCGTACCAGGAGCAGGCGTTGGCGTGATCCACTGCGTGTTGTAGTCAGAAGAGTCAATCTTGGCGAGAAGCTGCCCTGCGGTTCCCCCTACGACAACGCCGGAACCTGCAGGACCTGTTGCGCCTGTTGCCCCAGTCGCGCCTGTCGCGCCTGTTGAGCCAGCGACGCCTTGCGGGATGGAGAAGTCAAAGATTGCCGCGCCAGAGCTGCCGACGTTCGTGACAGTGGCGTTTGAGCCAGCGGTTCCAGTGATGACCGTGCCGACCGCGATTGTCGCAGCCGCACCAGTTGATCCTGTGGCGCCAGTGTCCCCAGTGTCACCCTTGTCTCCCTTGACCAGCACGAAGTCAAAGACAGCCGCTGATGACGAGCCTGTGTTGGTGACCGAAACTGCGGTGCCTTGCGTGACGCTGCCTACGGCGATGGTTGCCGCTGAGCCTGCCGCGCCAGTGGCTCCAGTTGCTCCAGTTGCTCCAGTGTCGCCAGTGTCACCCTTGACGAGTACGAAGTCAAAGACCGCAGCGGAGGAGGAGCCTGTATTGGTCACCGCGACGGCAGTACCCTGCGTGACTGCGCCAACGGCGATGGTGGCGGCAGAACCCGCTGCGCCTGTCGCGCCTGTGTTGCCTGTTGCCCCTGTATTTCCTGTGTCGCCCTTATCGCCCTTATCGCCTTTGACAAGTGTGAAGTCAAAGATTGCAGCGGAACTTGATCCGCTGTTGGTCACCGCAACGGCAGTCCCTTGCGTGACAGTGCCAACTGCAATCGTGGCTGCAGAGCCAGCAGCGCCTGTCGCGCCGGTAGCGCCAGTCGCGCCAGTCGCTCCTGGCACCAACACAAAGTCGAAGACAGCGGCTGAGGAGGAGCCGGAGTTAGTGACAACAGGCGCAGTTCCTGAAGTGGTAGTGCCGACGGTAATCGTGGCGGCTGATCCTGCAGCTCCTGTCGAACCTGTGGCACCAGTGTTGCCAGTGTCACCCTTATCACCTTTGACAAGTACGAAGTTGAATACGGCAGCCGATGAGGAGCCGCTGTTCGTGACGGCAACAGCCGTCCCCTGCGTGACCGAACCGACAGCAATGGTTGCAGCAGAACCAGCAGGACCTGCGGTACCCGCTGGGCCAGTTGCGCCTGCAGGACCTGTCGGACCCTGCGCGCCTGCGGGTCCAGGTGCCTGAACGACAATCTCTGTGCGCGTGTCGTTGATCGAGATGATCTGCTGCGTCAGGTCAACTTCTACGGTCATCGCGTCACCTCAGGTGAAACTGTTGCTGCTCCTTGCAAGAGGCGCGTCACCACGCCGCCTGCGCTCACGAGTTCAAGGTCATAGACGCCGCTGAATGGCGCGGTGAGCGCAGCGGTTGTCGTGGCAGAGATGACGATGGCGATTGTCCCAGCCGCCCCGCCAAGTGTGATCCCAGCGCCGCTCGTCAGGCTGACGATGCTGGTGCTGGATGAGTACGTCTCGCGCACTTGCATCCGCGCGCTGTAGCCAGTCAGGTTGATCGCCGTGCCAGCCGAGTCCTTCCACGTGACGGTCAGCTCAAAGGTTGCGCCCTGGTTGATCGTCAGGTCAAAGGTATTCCCTAGCGCCATTATCGGCTCAGCCCTTCACGCTTGCGGTACGCCTCAAGCAAGACTTGAGATTCAGGATGCAGTGCGCGTGTCTGGCGCAAGATGCCGCCGAGGTCTTGCGAGCCGATCACGCCGAACGGCGAGGTGCGGCTTGACCAAACTGCACCGGCTTGAATGATTGCGGCTTGCTTCACGGCGCTTGGCACGGACGGCCATCCGAAGACGCCGACCACCTTGACGCCGCGGTAGACGTCGCGTGGGAAGTTGCGCGGCCAGTTGACCGACACGTCAATCTCATTGTACGGAAACCCATCAAGCGCGGCATTGCCAGGCGCGAGGTTGTAGTCCGTGTCCACCGTCCACGTCGTCTCGTAGGTGCCGTTGCCGTCGTCGTCAGTCGTCAGCGTCGTAATGCTTACAAGGTCATCAACGAGGACGTACTTGTAGTCCTCTGCCGTGTAGTAGCGCGTTTGTGTCGCTGTGCCAAAGCCGTTCTTGCGATCGGTGTAAAGGTCAATGAGTGCGTCGGTCGCATCGAGGACAGACTGCAGCGCCGTATCGTCGGAGCTGTCGCTGATCCCGATTGCAGCCTTGAACTCGGCGAGACTTGCGTATGACATTTAGATGCCTCCGACTGACAGGACGGTAAGGGTTTGACCATCGTTCTCGGCGATAGCATAGAGCGTCTGTCGCTCCATTAGCCGGATTGTCACGTGTTCGCCCTTGCGTAGCACAAAGCCATTGTTTAGGGTCACGTCTGAAGCGCCGATCAACACGTCCTTTGAGTTGTTCGCGAGTGCGTGCAAGTGAATCTCCGTTCCAGCGACGCGACCCTCAACAACGCTGGCAGCCGCAGTCCCCACGCTCATCTGCCTAGACGCCAGATACTGACTCACTCGTCTTCTCCCTTTTCCCGCTCTCTAAGCGGCGTTCGCTTCACGGTGGCTGTATTGCCCCACCTGACCACAATGGCGCGCTCTACGTGGCTTGTAGGTGCCTCTGCGTTGATTTTAGCAGCGCCCTTGCGCCCCAGTTTCTTCAGTCTCTTCCAGATGTCCATTTCCCCTCCTGATGCGAACGGGGTGCCGAGCCGAAGCCCAGCACCCCGCCGCTCAACCTAGTCGCCTACTGATTAGGAAACGTTGGCTGACTGATACGACTTGACGGCCGTTGTCTGAGCAAGGCCCGTCGCGCCACGAACTTCCACCTTGTAGGAGATCAGGCCGAGGTTCCACGCGAACTCGCGGGAAACTTCAACTCGAACGCCGCCAACGAGGGCCGTGTAAATCTGTCCGAGGTCACCAAACAGGATTGCGCCTGCGGTGTTGTCCGTCAGGTCGATAAGCGCTGCGCTGTAGACAGGCGCTCCGAGGAGTCGGTCTGCCACATTCGCGTCACCTGCGCGGAAGATCGGCTGGCCCGTTGTATCAACGAGACCAGTGACCACACCGAGCGTGGTGTCATTCATCAACCAGCCAGCCTTAGGAGCGCGTCGGTACGCCTGGTTCACAGACGCCTTGAGCTTCGCAAGGTCGGTATAGGTTGGGTTCACTGAAACGGTGCCTGAGCCAGTTGCGCCAACGGCTGCAGCAGCGGCAACAGCGGTACCAGCGAAGGCACCGTGAGCAACTGCGACTTCCGCGCCGCACTTCTCGGCGATCATCGCGCTCAGGTCAAAGGCTGCGTCTTCGGCAAGCTCTTCGGTGACCTGAATGATGGTCGCGTACTTGACTGGCGTGAGGGACAGCGCGCTGAGCGTTCCGTCCGACTCGCCGATCGTGCCAGCCTCAGCAACTGATCCAGCGGTTCCAAGAGCCGTGACTCGTGGGAACTGAATGTTGTTGCCGGTGGTGGTGCGAACGACCGTGATGATCGCTGGGTCAATGAATGGGTTGAACTGTGCCGCAACAACGTTCACGCGGTCAGCAATGGTGACTGGGTTGCCCAAGCCAGTGCTGCGTGAGACATCGCGGTACTCGAACGTCTGCGACCCGCCCAAGCGAGCAAGTGCGCGGAGTTCGTCGTTTGACCCTTCGGACTTCTCGACCTTAGGAGCGATTGCCGTGGCGTACTCAGCGCGAACTGCATCAGCAGCGCTTCGTGCCTCGCTGGCATCCTTCTCCGAACGGATCGCGGCCGCAACCGTTGCAGCCTCCGAGGTCAACTTCTCAAAGCGAGCCTGTGACTCGCCCTCAAGCGACTCGCCCTTCTCGGCAAGGTCAGTCACGATGGACTGAGCCTCGGTCAAGAGGGAAGCACGCTTCTCGTGTAGCTTCCTAACGTCTGACATTTCTGTCTCCTTTTTTTGATTGGTTTCCACAATGTTGCGGCTCGCCTAGCGGGATGACCTGATCGCGGGCTTGCGTACTAGCGCAGCGGGGCGGGGTCTCGTGGCTTCTAGAGCGTTTCTGATTCCATCTCGGCAAGCAGCAACTTGGCGCGAGCGATGGACGGGTCCAGCACTGTGCGCTTTGGAGCCAACTTCTCCGTGACGGTTTCAATCACCTCGACGTCCTCTTCGGTCAGCGGTTGCGCCGACTTCAAGGACTCGATGGCTGAGATAAGCCGGTCGCCGTCTACGCCCATTCGGGACGCGACTTTGCGAACGGAGGTCAAGCCCAGCGTGGCTGGGTATGCGGGAGTCTGTCCTGCACTGAGGACGCTCACCTCAAAGAGATTCACTTCGCGCAGCGTGCGCGTGTCCTCGTCCCACGAGTCGCCGTTCTTCGGGATCGTGAAGCCGAAGGACATTCCCATCGCGCGAGCCTCGTGCGTCAACTTGCTGATCACGCCTGCGGCATCTGGGTCGGCTGGATCAAGGCGAGCCTCAACCTTCAAGCCGCGCTCATCTTCGGTGAGTTCAAGTCGGCCGCTTGCGGTCGTTGCAAGTGCGCGGCTCTCGTCGTGTCCAAAGAGGAAGGAGACAATCTTCTTGCCGTCAGCAACGCGCGAGAGCGTGCGACGGAAGGCGCCTGGAGCGATGACCTCGGTGAACGGAAGTCCAGCCGACGGTGCGCCAAAGAGCGCGGCGTAGCCGGTGAAGGTCTTCTGACCGTCTTCGTCTTCTCGGACGGTGAAGTCGCCCATCGGAAGAGCGCGCGTCTCAAGTTCTTTCACGTCAAACCTCTCTTCAGTGTCTAGCGGCGCGAGGACGCCGTCTGCCCATTCTAGGACGCGATCTGCGCCGTTCTCTGCTGTGGGATCAACGCCCCAAAGATACGCGGCAACCGCGCCTGGTCCTGGGAAGTCTTCGTTGTCTGGATTGTTGTTGCGCGGTACGCCTTCCCAGTCGCCACGGTGTCGCAGAATCCACGCCCGCATCCTTGTCACCTTGTCATCCTCAACTTGTCCAGCGCGCAGCTGCCGCGCCTCTTCAATGGTCTGGTCGGTGAGTCCGTCGCCGGCGTAACCGTTGCGTTCGTAGGTCAGACCCTTCTCGGCTGCCTCCTGAATGTATTGCGGCACGTCAATCAGCACGCGCATCTCGTCGTCGTCCTCGCCGCCATCGTCAGGCTGCCACGCATTGCAGTAGTAGGCGCCGCTTACATAGTCATCCCACTTCTCGCAATACGCCTTGTCGCCCTCAACCTTTGCTTCGTTGTAGAAGACGCAGTTGCCACAGGCGCGGCCTTCTGGCACGTCAGGCGAGAGTGCTGGTCGGTAGTTATCAGGCAGAACGCGCGCGGCAACATAGTCGCCGCCTGGCTCAATGCCTTCGCCGAGTGAGACAGCAACCATCTGCGCGAGCGCAT